TTATTGATTGGTGAAATAGTTGTTGAGTATGTCGGCAGCCTCATCAACGGCGCTTGTTTTCGCCTCGGCGTACCAGCGTTGCGTTGTGAGGATGTCGGCGTGGCCCATCAATTCCTTGGCGACCTGGGGACTGATGCCGCACTGGACCAACGTGCTGGCGAACTCGTGCCGCAACTGATGGGCGGTGAAATCCGGCTCCATGACCGTCTTATACAAGACCTCGCCGGTCTTTGAGGTCTTGCCGGTTTTGTAGCGCTTGCCGCTGTCATGGACGCGCCCGATGGCCGCGCAGTATTGCAGCCAAGCGATTTGATAACGGCTTTTTGTCATAGGCCGCGCGCCGCCGAATAGAAAAGCGTCGTCGGCCAGATCGTCCAAGCGGGTGCCGAGCGCGTCCTGCAAGGGCTTGAGGATCGGCACTGTGCGATAGGCGTTGTCTGTTTTTAAATCCTCAATTTCCGGGTGGTTGTTGTGCCAAACCACCTGTTTACAGACTTTGATCTCGCCGTCGGCAAGGTCCTTTTTCTGGAGCGCCATGACCTCACCCAGGCGCAAGCCCGCATACATCATTATTGCCGGGCAGAGGCCGAACCCATCCGGGTGCGCTTTGACGTCGGCCACCTCTTGATCTGTGGGAGCGCGCCGTTTTTTTTGGGGTAGTCCCTGGGGCAACTTTAACAGTGTGCAGGGGTTGGTGTCGCCGTGCATCTCAGCGCACCAATACTGCCATATCAGCGACAACACTGACTTTTGCCCGGCGATGCTCTTATAAGCATAGCCCTGGGCGGCCATGTGTGTCAGCTGGCGGTTGATGTCGGTGCTGCTGATCTCACGCATCCCCTGCTGGCCGAACCAATCTTTAGCAACCTCTACTTTGTGGCGGTAGCCCCGGCGGGAGCCGTATCTAATTGACGGCTCTTTGACCCGCCAGAAAGCCTCGGCCACATCGCCAAACGGATCCCCTTTTTCCTTGCGGACGGACGCCTCCACAACAGCGGCGTCAATCTTTGCCTGTACCTCTTTGAGAGTACGGCCATAGAAATGACGCTTTTTCCCGTTGATGATCCGGCAGCGCTCAACCAGGCCGTCGGCGCGCTTTGCTACTTTTGGCATACTGTGTACAACCTCCTTATGGATACACTTTGACAAGCGGGTCTGGAGGTGATACAATACAGATGCTGGGTCGGTATTGTGTCCACTCCGGACACGCTGATCTTGAATGCCTGCGGTGCGCCAACACTGCGGGCATTTTTATTTAATTTATTTACGAATGACCTCAACGCCATCGATTAAAAGATTAGATACATGCCACTGTTCGGTATCGCTGTCGTACACGGCCAGACCTTCAACGGAGTGGTCTGCGTAGATGCCGCTATCGTTCGCAACCCGAACCGTGCAAGAGGCCGCATAGCTGTTATTTTCGGATCTAACCTGCCAATCGTCCAGATCGGGCCATTTGGCATCACCGGCAATATAATTGTTTTCCGCCACATACTTCACGGCCAGTGCAGCCATCTGCTCTTGCGTGTACTGCTTCTTCGGAGCGGGTATCGCCAGAACAACGACCAACACAACCAGAAGCGCAGCAACGATGATGCCCAGAACTTTAATCTGCTTTTTGTCCTTCGCTGTAACATTTGATGCCATAGGAGACCTCCTTACAGTTTGCGGCATAGGCCAACGGCCTTGCCTTCGATGGTGATGGTGTTCATATCCTCGCCGATGCGGATGATCGTGGGAAAGGCTGGGTTTTCGGCGCGGAGCTCGATGTGGTCATCAAACAGAAACACGCGCTTGAGGGTGGCCTCGCCATCGATCAGGACGGCAGCGACCTCACCGTTCTCGACCATCGGCTGGCTGTGGATGGCTACGACATCGCCGTCCTTGATTTTAGGCTCCATACTGTCCCCTTGGCATAGCAGCGTAAAGTCGGCGTGCCATACGCTGGGGACCTCATCATAGGCGTCTATGTTCTCCTCGGCTGTGATAGGCTCCCCACACGCGATCTGCCCGACGCGCGGCACACGGTCACGCTGAGGCAAGGGCTGGAACCCAGCGGGGATTGTGGCCGTGACGTTGTCATACTTCCCGACATCGTACCCCATCAGCCAAAGAGGATTTACGCCAAGTGCCTCCGCCAGCGCGTTGATGACGGGCCGCTTAGGGACGCGGACGCCTGTTGTGTATGCGCTGATCGCCTGTTTTGACATTCCTATTTGGTCGGCCAATTTTGTCGTTGAGGTTTTGTCCTTGATGGCCTCGTTCAGACGCTCGGCCAGTTCTGCAACCTTTTCCATATTGGCAACACCAACCTTATTTATTGTGGTAAGGTCAGTATAGCATAAAGCGTCCACAAAATCAACGCTTTGCAAAAAAAATGTGCGAAATCGTCCACAAAATGGTTGACAACCGCCCCGTGCGGTGGTATATTTAAGTTGTCCACAAAATGGACACTAAAGCGAGGTGAGAACAGTGGAGAACTACCGAGGTTTGATTTTTTCCAAGTACAAAAACATCACGGCGTTCGCGTCTGCCGTTGGCTGGACGCGCAATAAAGCATCGCGCATCGCAAACGGCATCCAAGAGCCGGACGCGGAAGATATGGAAAAAATGGCCGATGCCTTGGGCATCAACTCCCCCGAACAGTTCATGCACGTTTTTTTTGGGCAGCTGTCCACAAAATGGACATTGAACGACGCAAGCTAATGTGTCCACCCTGGACACGCCCCAAAGGAGGATTACTATGGCACGAGAAAAAGAGGGCTACCGAGACGCGCTGGAGCGCATCCGGCACGAGGCCGCTGGCGAGATGGTGACAGTGGCCGAGGCCGCGCACATCGTCTACGGCACCGACCCCCAGGCGGCCCGCAAGGTCTGCCGCAATATGCACGGCTGGACCGGCCAGGGCCGTGACAAGCGCATCCCGGCCACCGCGCTGGCGAGGCAGATCTGCTGATGACAACGGATGATCTGGTCTGGGTGCAATCCAGACTTAGGAACTGCACCAACGCCCGCCGCCAGTTGAGAATCTGCGCCGAGTGCCTGTGTGTGGATGAGGGCACCCTGCTGGAAAGTCTGGGCTATGCCAGTCTTGACGCTTTCCGCGCAGCACATCCTCGGAATAAGCGATCCCGCGGCCCGTCTGTTGAGCGCATCTGCAACCCTGTGCCGCCGGAGGTGATGCTGGAGAGCGTCCTGTACTACTACGGCGGCGCGCGGATCAGCAGCGTGTGCAGGATGATGGGCTACACTCAGACCGTGACGCCGGAGGCAATCCGACATAGAGTGTGCAGCTGGAAAAAGAAACACCCGGCGCTTGCCGCCGGTATGCCGCGCAAGCGGTCAAAACCGAAAAAGGAGACCAAGCCCATGAAAATGACCTATGATGAGGCGGGGCTGCCCGCCTACGCCTACGCCCGCAGCCGCTACACCAACAACATCGTCCGCATCGTGCGCGGGGAGCGCGCCCTGTTCGGCGTGGTGGAGCAAGAGGCCGTGGACACACTGAACGAGGCTGCGGGCGTCAGCCGCGCCCAGGCTGCTGCTATGTACGGCGGGGCCGTGTGCGGCTGGGACAGCCCGATGGCCGACCCCAACAACTACAATGAGGCCGGTGTCTACATCGGCCCGGAAATGGAGGATAAACATGGAGAAGAATGAGACCCCCAAAAACCTCGCCCTGCTGACAGCTGACGAGGTCACGCTCAGCATCCTGGAGGTGGACGCCGAGGGCGTGCGCATCAAGCTGTGGCCGGATGTCAACGCCGTGCGCGCCCATCTGGAGGAGTGCTGTGAGCGTATGCCCGGCGGGCTGGCTGGCTACAGTGTACGTCACTACGTTTGTGGGCGGTATCTGTACTGCGCCGTGGCCCTGGCCGACATCACAAAGGACGCCCCCTGCCCCAGCACCTACCGCGTGAGCAGCGACGCGCCCACCAACGAGGCAGACGGCAGCTTTTTGGCCGCTGCTGCCGCCTGGAGCATCGGCGCGGGGGTGCTGAATCTGCCGCCGCTGCGCATCCCGGCCAGCAAGGTCCACATCGTCCCCCAGGGCAAGCCCGGCACCAACATCATTGAGCGCTACGTTCTGGACGATGCCCTCGCCCTGGACGACATCACCTACAACGGTGACGGCAGCGTGGCATCGCTGAGGGTGCGCAAGCGTGATGGGAGCGTGATCACATGGCAAGCCAGCTGATCGCCCATGTGGCCGCCTGGTACATCCCAACGGGCCAGCCCTTAGTCAACAACATGGACGGGCTGACGATTGACGGTGCGTATCGCCTGGAGGCCAAGCGGATGCACGCCGAACTGGAGCGCCGCGCGCGGGGGCAGCCCCTATGCGTGGAGGTCGACATCCGCCCGGTGAAGAACAAGCGCACACTGGATCAGAACCGCCTCATGTGGGCGCTGCTGAACAGGCTGGCGCTGGCGTTGAGCGGCGGCACCCCCGGCGGGGTGACCGCCGAACAGTGCTATCTTGACCTGCTGGCTGAGTTCGGCGCAGAGGTCGAGACCTGGCGCGTGCCGGTCAAGGCCCTGCCCGCCCTGCGCAACACATACCGCGTTGTGCAGAAGGTGGAGCTGCTGGACGATGGCTATTGTATGGCCCGCCTGGGCCTGGGCAGTAGCAACTTTGACCGGCAGCAGATGCACGACTTCATCGAACGAATCTTTGACCGGCTGAGCGAGGCCGGCGTGGACGATGCCGAGACAACCGAGCAGTACCGAGACTGGAGGCGTGCCGATGAATTGCGTTAAGTGCAACAGCAGCCAGGTGCGCGTCATCGACACCCGCGCCAATGGGACCCGGCGGATATACCGCCGCCGCGTCTGCATGATGTGCGGCTGCCTGTTGGTGATGTGCGCCAGGCGGTGGATGCCGTCAACGGACTGGAGGAGCGCCGTGGCAAAAAGCATACTGCAAAGCGATAAAGAGTGCTACCTGTGCCGCAAGCGCTACAATCTGCGCACCACGCGCGGCCTGGAGGAGCATCACATCCTGTTTGGACGCGGGCGGCGCGAGTTGTCTGAGCGGTACGGCCTCAAGGTCTGGTTGTGCCACAACCATCACAATGAGCCGCCCCTGGGCGTCCATTTTGACCCCACCGCCCGGCGGGAGTTGGAACAGGCGGCACAATTTGCCTTTGATAATCTCCACGGCCCCGGCAGTTTTGCCAAGGTGTTCGGAGAAGAAATTTAGTTTTTAGGAGGATGCAAACAATGGATGCACGGCATAAGCCCAGGCTGCACAGCGTCGATAACATTATGCAGACGCAAATTCTGGGCGGAGAAGTAAGCAAGAAACAGATGGATGCCGTCCATGAAGAGGCGCTGGAGGTTGTTCTCACGTCGCTGAACGGCGAGGCGGGACTGTCTGACCTGGATGCCCCTTTTTTGTGCGCGGCTCTGCATTTCTGGCGCGATGAACTGATTGATAGGATGCGCAGAGAACACCCTGACGACCTTGTGGCCGAGAAAGCCGCCTATATCTTGATGAAGCGGCATTATCAGGGCGAGGGCGTAAAAGTTGGAGGTGATGAGTAATGCCCCAGATCGTGAACAAAAAGAGTGTGCTTGACATGGCGATGGGCGCGATTGCTGAAATCACCGATTACGAGGTAGAGCGGGTCGTGGCGAACATCATGGACCCCAACACCGCGGCAACCGCCAAGCGCAAGATTACCATCACGCTGACGTTCGCGCCGGACGACTACCGGCAGCAGATCGGCATGGATGCGCAGGCAAAGACCGCTCTCGCGCCGATCCAGCCGGTGCGCACGTCCCTGTGCATTACCAAGGCGCGAGACGGCAGCCTGCTGCTGGCCGAGATGACGCCGCAGGTCCCCGGACAGGTGGACATGGACGGCGATGAGACACCGATGCCCGCCATGGCCCGCGTGGGCCGTGCCGGGTATTAACACAGAAAGGACAAAACAATGGAAAACAGCTTTTTGAAGGATGCCATCAACCGCATTGTCGAGCTGGCGACACCCTTTACCTTGGAAACGCGCGGCGGGCATCAGTTCTGCTCCGCCGATCTGCGCGAGGTCAAGCCGGAGGTCCCGTCCCCGGTGCGGTACTCGGTGGATACGCTGGAGGCGCTGGTCAAGCTGATCCGCACCGAGGGCGTCGCCCAGGCTCCGCTGCTGTATGTGCGCGTGGACAACTCCCGGCGGGTCATGGTGGACAGCACCTACACGGGCCGCGACTACGCGGTCTACAGCCGCCTGCCGCTATATGAGGCCGTGAGCGACGTGCCGTACATTACCACCAACAAGAGCATGAGCCAGGAGCAGGCCGTCGTGGAACTGCAGAGCCTGTACGCTGTCACCGAGGACCGTGACTACCTGCTGGCGCTGCTGAGCCGCATTGACGTCAATCAGGGCGTGTCCAGTGTGGACAACGGGATCAGCCAGGAGGTCAGCGTCCGCACCGGCGCGGTCCTGAAGGAGCAGCAGACCGTCCAGCCCATTGTCCACCTGCAGCCCTACCGCACGTTCCTGGAGGTCGAGCAGCCCGCCAGCGACTTCCTGCTGCGCCTTGATAAAGAGGGCCACCCGGCGCTGTATGAGGCCGACGGCGGCGCGTGGAGGCTGGAGGCCAAGCGCAACATCGCCGCGTATCTGGGCGAGCAGCTGGCCGACCTGATCGAGAGCGGCAACGTGGTGGTGATGATCTGATGCTGAACGTATGTGCATTACAGGGTCGCCTCGCCCGTGACCCAGAGCTGCGCCAGACGACCACCGGCAAGCAAGTGGCGACGTTCACCCTGGCTGTGGATCGCGGGCGCAAGGACGCCAACGGCAAGAGCGTGGCGGACTGGATTCCCGTCATTGCATGGGAGCGCGCCGCCGAGTTCGCCTATAAATGGCTCACTAAGGGCCAGATGGTAGCGGTGGATGGACGGCTCCAGAGCCGCACCTACACGGCCAAGGACGGCACCAACCGCACCGTGCTGGAGGTTGTGGCCAACAACATCAATTTCTGCGGCAGCAAGGCGGACAACGCAGGGGCTCTTTCAGCTCCCGCTGAGGGGCCCAGAGTTGGCGCGCCCGCACCGGAGTACAGCCGCGGGCAGGGTGACGACTTCGTCATGATCGAGGATGAGGGTGACCTCCCCTTTTAAACGTTGAAAAATTGAAAAGTGACCTTGCAGGGATGCGCCAAAAAAGGGCGCGGCGCACCCCTGTATTAAGGTCAGCCATTTTTAGGGAGCGGAACAATATGGAAACACCCACATTTTACGCGGTTCTACCGGCCAGCGTCCGGTACGACAGCCGACTCAAGGCGCAGGAAAAAATCCTGTACTGCGAGATCACGGCGCTGTCCAATGTCAATAAGTTCTGCCATGCCGGGAACGGGTATTTCTCGGACCTCTATGGTGTGGATGAGCGCACAATCAGGCGGTGGCTGAACAACCTGGCCAAGCACGGATACATCACAATCGAGTACGAAAAGCAAGGCGAGGGCCAAAAGCGAAGAATTATCCCGAGCGATAAAGCTGCCGCTGATGTGCACGAAATGTCCGGCCCGGACAAAAATGTCCGGACCCCCCGGACAAAAATGTCCGATACCCCCGGACAAAAATGTCCGCAAGAATATTACAAGAATAATAATACAAGAGAGAACAATACGCGGGCGGGCGGGCGCGCGAGTGTTTCCGATATTTTCCGGGATGCCTTCCCGGGAAATGAACGGCTGACGGAGGCCCTGCTCGCATTTGAGGAGTCCCGGGCCGCGGGCAAGCACCCCCTGACAGCCAACGCCGCCAAGCTGGCCTGCAACAAGCTCAACCAGCTGGCCGACGAGGCGGGCGTGCGTGACCGCTACGGCTACATGGCCGCCGTGCTGGAGCAGAGCATCCTGCGCGGATGGGAGGGGCTGTTCGCCCTGAAGGACGATTTTGTGGATGCCGTCCCCACCCAGCGCCCCGCCAGCACGGAGGATCGCCCGCGGGAGATCGGGCCGGACACCGACATACTTGATTTTTTGTGAGGCTTTTGAATGGAACGTGCAACTATAAGCCGACAGCAGCAGACGCAGCGGGCGTTCCTGGGCGCGGCACTCATGGACCCGGCCCGCGCACGGGAGTACATCATCAAGCTGGTGCCCGGGATGTTCGACGAGGGCGTGAGCCGTGCGGTGTTCAGCGCGGTGCAGCAGCTCACCACGGCCGGGGAGCCGGTGGACGTCATCACGGTCATCAACCGGGCATCGGCGGGCCGCCCGGCGGATGAGATCAGGCCCGGCGTTGTGGCAATGGCCGAGACCTGCCCCAGCGTCTCCAACGTCGGCAGCTACGCGGCGCAAATACTGGAGGACTACCGCTACTCGCTTTTGCAGGGCGACCTGATGAAGTGCATGGCCAAGGATGCCATGGACAGCGACTGCGTCTGCCGCCAGCTGCGCCGCACGCTGGCGGTGCAGGATGCCATCCGCAGCACCCAGACCGACAGCACGGCCCGGGACTTTGACGCGGTGCTGGATTCCGCGCTGGCCCGGCTGGATGAGCCGGACGACAGCCTGAAACTGGGCTGGCCGGAGCTGGACCGGTACGGCGTCTTTGGTCGGCAGCGCGTCTGCGTTGTGGCCGGGCGCCCCGGGTGCGGCAAGACGGATTTCTCGCTGAATCTGGCGGCCCGGCTCTCGAAGCGGTACAAGGTCTACTACCTCACGCTGGAGGAGACGGCGGAGGCGCTGATGGACCGCATCCTGTCCAAGGTTGCGCGCATCGACTCCGGCAAGCTCACCAACAAGAGCCTGGCCCCGCGTGAGCGGGAGATCATCAACAATGCCGCCGACCGGCTGCGCCAGCATCACAACATGATGCTGGACGCCGACAGCAACCTGACGATTGATGGGTTGGAGGCCAAGCTCATGCAGTACAAGCCGGACATCGCCTTCATCGACCACATCGGCCTGTTAAGCCCCACCGACCCCCGGCAGACCGAGTATCAGCGTATCAGCGAGATCACCCGGCGGCTGAAGGTGGCCGCCATGAAGATGGGCATCGTGGTTGTGGAGCTGTGCCAGATCAACCGCGCCGGCGTGAAGGGCAACGAGGGCCGATTCTGCAACCTGGAGGACCTGCGCGGCTCCGGCACGATTGAGCAGGACGCCAACAGCGCGATCTTTGTGGAGAACAGGCGCACCGAGGACAGCAAGGAGCTGCGCGGCGAGGACGCCTATCAAGATACCGCCGTTATGTACGCCAAGAACCGAGAGGGGCCGACGGGCGTTGTGTCCATGCGATGGCAGCCCCAATACCATCAATGGCAGCCGACCCCTAAAGAGGATTTTGAAGAAATCGACCAGATGAACTGGCCGCAATAACACCCGCCGCCCCGGCGGGACAGGAGGATTACTATGATCAGCATTGCAATTATCAACTTGAAGGGCGGCGTCGGGAAATCCGTCACCGCCTGCAACCTGGCAGCCGAGCTGGCCGCCAAGAGCAAGAGCGTTCTGGTGGTGGACCTCGACAAGCAGGGCAACACCAGCAAGTTTTTTGGCGTGGCCGACTACGACAGGCCCTGCGTGTCGTCTGTTCTGCTGGGCATGGCCATGGTGAGGGACGCCATTGTGGAGACGGCGATCCCGGCGGTTGCCCTTCTCCCCTGCGACATGCGGATGCTCAAGGCAAACCGCGAGATGATTCAGGATACCGGCCCGCGGCAGTTCTACCTACGGAACCGTCTGGAGCCGGTGGAGGGCAAATACGACTACTGCCTGATGGACTGCCCGCCGGATCTGGACATGGGCAGCATCAACGCGCTGACGGCTGCGGACTGGGTGATCATCCCGGTAGACTGCGATGAGTGGGCCTGCGATGGAATGCGGGAGATCATCGACCAGATCGAACAGGTGCAGATGTACTACAACCCGCACCTCAAGGTGATGGGCGCGCTGATGACAAAGTACCGCCGCACACGGTACGCGGGCGAGGTCGTTCACCAGCTGAACGAGGCGGGCATTGAGATGCTGCACACCGTTATCCGGTACACGGTCAAGGTCAGCGAGGCCAAGAGTGCGCACGAGCCGCTGCGGGTGTACAAGCCGGACTGCTCGGCAGCGCTGGACTACGGATGCCTGGCAGATGAGGTCGATGAGGCTGTGTCCAAGATGGACACGCACAAGGAGGGCTAAGCGATGAGCAAGGGGTTTTCTATCAACGATATTCTCGGCAGCACAAAAGCCAACGCCCCGGCGGGTCAGAAAATGCAGGTCGTCATGCTGCCGGCAGCCGATATTGAACCGAACCCGGAAAACAGCATCTACGAGATCGGGGATGTGTCGATGCTCAAGGCGGACATCGCCGAGCGGGGACTGCGCAGCCCGCTGGAGGTGCTGCCCGCCCGGGCCGGGAAGTATATGCTGCTGGCCGGCCACCGCCGCTGGACGGCCTGCCGGGCACTGACTGCCGAGGGCGTGGCCGGGTTTGAGGTCCTGCCCTGCGTTATCCGCCAGAGTCAGGGTGAGGATGACGACCTCATCGCGCTGATCACCTCCAACGCCACAGCGCGCGAGCTGACGGACGGTGAGCGGCTGCGCCAGTACCGGGCACTCAAGCAGGCACTCGAACGCAAAAAGGCGGCGGGCGCGCTCGATGGCCGCATCCGTGATGAGATGAGCCGAATCACCGGCGATGGCACCGGCACGCTGGGGCGGCTGAATGCCATCGCCAACAACTGTGTGCCGGAGGTTCTGGCGATGGTGGAGCGCGGCGAGATCACCATGACGCGGGCCTACGAGTGCAGCAAGCTTTACAAGGTGCAGCAGGTCGAATACGCCAAAATCAAGTACGCCAGTATGCCGCCTATCACCGATATGGCCAGGCGGGCGGCCATCAAGTATCTGGTCGAGTGCGGCCTGGCCGACCAGTTGAAGAAGCTCGATTATGTTCGCAAGAGCGAATGGAACTACGCTGACAACAGGCTGGATGCCCGAAAGCTGGAGCCGGTGACGCTGGATCTGACTGAGGGCGAGACGGATGCGCTGCTGCGCATTGAGTCTGCTGGTTACTACAACTTTCGCGTGAGGATGCTGGACCCGGCGGATACAAATGAGGTTATTGCCGAAAGCTCACTCACTATGCGAGATTTGTTCGATGCCGCTAAGCGCCTGTACATCAACAAGGACGATCTAGCGGCGTACAAGGCTGATGTGAAGGGCAAGCGCGATCAGGAGCGTGCCCGGCAGGAGGAGGCCGGAAAGTGGCAGGCACTGGCCCGGCAGGAGCTGGAGGCGTTTGACAGCTGGCCGCTTGTGACGCGGCTGAAGGAGCTGGGCCTGACGATCCGTGAGCGGAAGATGGCAGACGGCGGGCGGCTTATCATTGCCGTGGATGACCTGACGCGCTTTTCAGGCCATGTGGACGGCTTCCAATACCGCGAGTGCTTCGCGGTGCGCCTCGGGCCGAACGGCGAGCGCGCAGGCCGGGACGGAGACATCAATGCGCTGGAATGGTACAAGCGCTGGTACAGCACCGGCGCGGGCATTGAGGGCTACATTGCCGAGGACATCCAGCGGGCTGCGCGGGAGGCGAAAAAGAAATGAACAGCGGATTTTGCGGGATTCCCGGCATGAGCCAGCCGCATCTTGACATGTGCGAGAGGTGCGCCCACAATAAGGGGCTGTTTAACCTGGATTGTGAGTTGTACTGCTACGGCGTCGAAAAGACGGACGGCGCGGGCATTGTGCTGGAATGTGATGACTTTGAACCATCTCCGGGAGGTGATGCCCAATGACCTATGATGAGTGCATCGTGTGGCTGAACCGCTACCGCGATGCCCGGCGGGTGGAGCCGCGATTGAGGGAACGGCTCCGGGAAGAAAACCGCCGCGCCGACTACTCCCGTGCTCTGTGCCCACCCGGCGGGGCCGGTGAGATTGACAGTGCGCTGCTGAGCATCAACACCCGGCGCGAGAAGCTGGCCGCCCAGCTGACGGACGGCGAGGCTGCCAGGGTGGAGATTGAGAGCGCCATTGCTCAACTGGAGGATGCCCTGGAGCGCGAGGTCCTACAGATGCGCTACATCGATGGGCGCACCAACCGCCAGATCGCGGCGCGCATGAGGATCACTGAGCGCTATGTGCGCAAGCTCCACCGGCGGGCAATTTTCAAAATTATAAAATTAGTTCCGCCCAGTTCCGCCCCAGTGTGCTAAGCTGAGGGTGTCGGGCAGGTAGGGGCTTGATGCTCGACGGTTTGCTCGTTTGCATAATCCTCCTAAGCGGATAGTCGTCCCACATCGGGGCGGCTATTTTTTTATAACTGGGTTGCAAGGTTGCAGGGTTACGGGTACGCCCGGCGGTTCGATTCCGCCAGCCTGGCCATAGTTAATCTCCTTGAAATAGCTGACAGCCGGGAAAGACCGGCAACATACCGCACAGCCGCCCGCACAGTTCCCCGGCGGGATGAACCTTGACAGGTGCAAGACCTGTGTGCGGGTACGCAGTGCCGTTGATGTGGTTAAACTCAGCGGTTGACGGACGGCAATAGACCGTCATGCCCGGCGGGCGGGAGAGGCTCACCTACACCGAGACAAAAGAAACTCCGTCTCGCACCGCTGGGCATCTATGATAATTTTACGCCCCGGCGGGTGGAGGTGCAGCGCGTGTCCAGTGTGGACACGCAAACAGTATGCGGGAGTTTGCCAAAGCGTTTTACAAGAGCAAAGCGTGGCAGCGCTGCCGCGATGGGTACGCCGCCAGCGTGGGCGGATTGTGTGAGGATTGTCTGGCTAAGGGACTGTATCGCCCCGGTGAGATAGTCCACCACATGACAGAGTTGACGCCGGACAACATCAACGATCCGGCGGTCTCGCTGTCATGGTCCAACCTGAGACTGCTGTGCCGTGACTGTCACGCAAAGCGCCACGGCGCGCAGCGTAGATACCGTGTGGACCCGGCGGGGCGAGTGACATCGAGGTGGTGACCTCCCCCCGGTCGAAAAAACGAGCGGGGGTGTGGTAGACCGGGCCCCAAAGTTCGGAAAAGCACTGAAAAGAGTGTAAAGGGGGTGTTGTTGTGGGGAGAAAAGCAAAAACTACTCTAATTCAAGAGGAGTACAACAGGATCATGGCGCACTACGCCGACCTGCCTAAAAATCAGATGGCGATTGTGGAGCCGCTGATCCAGAACGCGGCGTTTATGAAAATCACACTCGACGATCTGCAAAAATCCATCAATGCGGACGGATGCAGCGAGGAGTACATGAATGGCGCGAATCAGTACGGCAAGAAAGCCAGCGCCGATCTGCAAGCTTACAATAGCCTCATCAAGAATTACAACACCGTAACCGAGCGCCTGGGCAAGCTGCTGCCACCGGAAAAGCGTGAGAGCAGACTGGAGCAGCTGGCCCGTGAATAATTACATCTATGAGTATTACCAGAAAATCACGGACGGCACCATCATCGTGGGCCGCTGGATCAAGGTCTGGTACAAGTATGTTGTGGACGGTCTGGAAAAAGGGCTGTTTCATTTTGACCCCAAAAAAGCGCAGAAAGCGATCCGCTTTGTGGAGAATTTCTGCCGGCACCATGAGGGCGCGCTGGCTCCCCAGCTGATTGTGCTGGAGCTTTGGCAAAAAGCGATTTTGTCGGTGCTGTTCGGCGTGGTGGATGACACCGATCACCGCCAATTCCGTGAGGTCGTCGTCATCATCGCCCGAAAAAACGGCAAGACGCTGCTGGCCGCCGCCATTGCGGCCTATTGCAGTTTTTTGGACGGCGAGTATGGCGGGCGCATCTACTTTGCCGCGCCTAAGCTGGAGCAGGCGGGCCTGTGCTACGACGCCTATTATCAGATGCTCAGCAAGGACCCGGAGCTGAGCCAGCTGAGCAAGAAACGGCGCACAGACATCTACATTGCGAACAGCAACACGAGCGCAAAGCCGCTGGCGTTTTCTGCAAAAAAGTCGGACGGTCTCAACGTCAGCCTGTGCGTGGCCGATGAGGTCGCCAGCTGGCCCGGTGATGCTGGGCTGAAATTCTACGAGGTCATCAAGTCGAGCTTTGGCGCGCGCACACAGCCCATGCTGCTGGCAATCAGCACGGCAGGCTATGTGAATGAGGGCATTTATGATGAACTGATAAAGCGTGCCACCCGCTTTTTGCTGGGTGATTCCAAAGAGATGCGCCTTGCGCCGTTTCTCTACATGATCGATGACCCGGCCAAGTGGAACGATATCAACGAGCTTGCGAAAGCCAACCCTAATCTGGGCGTGAGTATCAGCGTCAGCTACCTGCTGGAGGAGATCGCCATTGCCGAGGGTAGCTTGTCTAAGCGGGCTGAGTTTTTAACAAAATACTGCAACATCAAGCAAAACTCCAGCCTTGCCTGGCTGGCCTCCGACGTTGTGGAGCGCGCCTGCGGTGCGCACATCGACCCGGCCAACTTCAAAAATTGCTATTGCGTGGGCGGTATCGACTTGAGCCGCACAACCGACTTGACCGCCTGCGTGGCGATCATTGAGAAAGACGCCCGGCTGAACGTGCTGGCGCACTTCTTCCTCCCCGCCGAAAAGCTGCAAGAGGCCACCGAGCGGGACGGACTGCCTTATGCGGCGTATGTGCAGCGCGGCATCCTCACGCTGAGCGGTGACAATTTTGTGGACTATCACGATTGCTACAACTGGTTCAGGACACTGATAGAGCAGTACAAAATTTATCCCTTGCAGGTCGGCTATGACCGATACACGGCCCAGTACCTCGTGCAGGATATGAAGCAATACGGATTCCACATGGACGATGTATTCCAGGGGTTCAACCTGACGCCGGTGATCCGAGAGGTTGAGGGGCTGCTGAAAGACGGCACCATCAACATCGGGGACAACGACCTGTTAAAAGTGCATCTGCTGAACACGGCGCTGAAAGTCGAAAACGACAGCGGCAGATGTAAACTTGTGAAGATGAGCGCCGCCGACCACATTGATGGCTGCGCCGCGCTTATGGATGGGATGACGGTGCGGCAGAAATGGTGCGCCGAGATCGGCGGCCAGTTAAAGAACGCGGGGTGATGAGCATGGGACTGTTTCAATCAATTTTCGGGAAGATAGCCGCCAAGAGCCTCGCGTCTGGATTCTGGACAACGCTTGACGGCTACACGCCCAGCTTTTTGACCTGGGGCGGCGAGCTGTATGAGAGCGAGATTGTGCGCGCCGCGATCCACGCCACGGCCACCCACGCCAGTAAGCTGAGCGTCACCGTGCAGGGACCGGCAAACCCGAAACTGCAAACCCGGCTCCGGCAGGGGCCGAATGAGTGGCAGACCTGGGGACAATTCCTGTACAGGCTTTGCACAATTTTGGAGGTGCAAAACACCGCCTTTATTGTGCCGGTCATCAATGAGTTTGGTGAGACCGTTGGCATGTTCCCCGTGCTGCCGTCCAGCTGTGAAATCGTGCAGTATGGGGCCGCGCCCTGGCTGCGCTATACATTCCGCAGCGGCCAGACCGCCGCCATTGAAATGGCGCGGTGCGGCATTATGACGAAATTCCAGTACAAGAGCGATATTTTCGGCGAGAACAACCACGCGCTGACGCCCACGATGGATCTGGTAAACCTGCAAAACCAGGGCATTGCCGAGGCCGTTAAAAACGGCGCGACATTCCGCTTTGCAGCCAAGATGAACAACTTCTCCAGCGATGAGGATTTGAAAAAAGAGCGTAAGCGATTCAGCCGGGAAAACCTGCAAGGCGAGGGCGGCGGCATTCTGCTGTTCCCCAACACCTACACGGACATCAAGCAGCTGGAGGCTAAGCCCTATGTTGTGGCCGCCGATGAGATGGAGCGCATCAACACCAATGTGTTCAACTACTTCGGCACCAACGAGGATGTGCTGCAAAACCGCGCCTACGGCGACGCCTGGAGCGCGTTCTATGAGGGTAAAATCGAGCCGTTTTCCATCCAGTTCAGCGATGTCGCCACAAAAATGTTGTTTACCGAGCGCGAACGCGCGGGCGGCACGCTGCTGATGGCGACAGCCAACCGGCTGCAATACATGAGCAACACCGAAAAACTGAACGTATCGGCCCAGATGGCGGATCGCGGCATTATGAACCGCGATGAAATCCGCGAAATTTGGAACTTGCCGCCCCTGCCGAACGGCCAGGGGCAAGCGTACACGATACGCGGCGAGTATTACCTGCTGGGCAGCGATGGCAGCGTGACAAAGAAAGGAGACGACCTAACCAGTGGAAAGTAATGAGAAATTGTTGAAAAAGTTGAACAATGGCCGGGAATACCGCGCCATGCGGCTGGAGGTCCGAACCACTGACCCCGCCGCGCCGGATTCCAAGCAGGAAGTGGAGGGCTACGCCTGTACATTCAACCAGCCCTATTTGCTGTATGAGTACAGGGGCGACAGCGGCACCTCCTACTGCATCATGGAGCAGATCGACCCGCACGCTTTTGATGACTGCGACATGGATGACGTCATCATGCAGTACGACCATGAGGGCCGCGTTTTTGCCCGAACCAAAAACGGCACGTTGGCCCTGGCCGCTGACAGCGCCGGTCTGAAAGTGACTGCCAATCTGGGCGGCACCGAGATCGGGCGGCAGCTGTTTGCCGAAATCAAGGGCGGCTACACCGATAAGATGTCGTTTGGCTTTACCGTGGCCGAGGATAAGCGTGAGACCACCCGCGATTTGGAAAACAACACCGTGACCGTGAACCGCACGATCACCAAGATCAAGAAACTGTACGATGTGAGCGCCGTGAGCCTACCGGCCAACGATGCTACATCGATCAGCGCCCGAAAATTCCTTGACGGAGAGATCGAGAGGATTAAAGCGGAGAGACTGCAAAGGGCGGATACCGCAACAAAAATCAAACTGAAACTTTTGGGAGTGTGAACCATGAAAAAGAAAACCAGTGAAATGACCATTGCGGAGCTGCGCGCCCGCGCTGCCGAAATCCGCACCGAGGTCAACGCCGAGGGTGCCGACCTGGACGCCCTGGAGGCCGAGGCCGATGAGATCTGCCAGCGCATCGCGCAGTACGAGACCGAGCAGCGCCGCCTCGGCATTGCCGCCAAGGTTGCGGACGGTGCCGGTGCGCCCCAGGACAACCCCACCGCCCACACCGATGCCCAGACCCGCGCCCAGCAGTTCAAAGAGAACCGCCGCGCCGTCCTGGGCGTGGAGGAGACCCGCGCCGTTCTGGTGAGCGGCGGTAAGCTGGCAACCCCCACCGAGGTCAACACCGAAATTCAGGACCGCGTTGGTGTCGGCGTCTCCAGCATCATCGATATGGTGTGGGTCGATGACTGCTCCGGTATGTCCACCGACCGCATCCCCTACGTCAAGCAGGATGCCGACGCTGCCGCCGATCAGACCGAGGGTGCTGCCGCCACCACCAAAGAGGCCACCTATGACTACATCGACATCACGCCCAAGTCGGAGGCGGTTCTGAGCCAGATCAGCAAGCAGGCCAAGAAACAGACCCCCGTGAACTACTTCGCCAAGTGCCGCGCCCAGGCGCTGCTCAGCTTGCGCAAGAAAGCATCCGTCATTGTGACCGATGCGCTTAAAGCCAGCAAGCTCGTGAACACCATTGACGCCACGCTGGACAGCACTAAGAAAGGCGCCATCAACGAGAAAACCCTGCGCAATCTGACGCTGAACTACGGCGGCGATGAGGCCGTTGAGGGCGAGGCCATCCTGTTCCTGAACAAGAAGGATCTGATTGCCTTTGGCGATGTGCGCGGCACCAACGAGAAAAAGGCTGTCTACGAGATCACCCCGGATTCTGCCAACCCTAACACCGGCATCATCAAGGAGGGCGGCCTGAGCGTGCGCTACTGTCTCAACAAGAACCTGACCGCCTGTGCCGGTACGGCCCAGACCGCAAAGGCACAGCCCACCATGTTCTACGGTGTGCCGCGCTGCCTCAAGCTGGACCTGTTCAGTGATTACGAGATCGCCGTTTCCGATGATTTCGCATTTGACAAGCTGCTGTCCACGATCCGCGGTGACGTGGAGATGGGTGCGGATGTGGTCGTCCCCGGCGGCTTCGTTGCGCTGACGATTGCTGCCAACGCCTGATAGGAGGCTGTGACCCATGGCTGACAACGACCTGCTGTCCAAAGTGACGGTAGCGCTGCGCCGGTCGGATATGCCGGAGGAGCTGACGCAGGAAGTGATCGACCTGGTGTATGCGGCCCTGGCTGACCTGAAACAGGCCGGTGTGTCCAACCTGGACACGCGGGACCCGCTGATCCGCCGTGCCGTCATCACCTACTGCCGCGCCAACTTCTGGCCGACCGGCGACTACGATAAGCTGAAAGCCTCCTACGATGAGCAGAAGGCGCAGCTGCGAATGACGACCAACTACACAGACTGGCTCGACGCATGAGCGCTGTGCTGTGATGTACCGCCGGAGTGCCTATGCCCGGCGGTGCTTTTTTAGTAAGGAGATGCCCATGTACTGGACGGAACAGATCACCCTTTTGCGGGACACCCCGAAAAAGGTGCAGGGTGTACTGGAGCACCACTACACCCAAGTGCGCACCGTATACGGCGAGCGCCGCAGCGTGAAGTGGGCCGAGTTTTTCGCCGCTGAAGCTGCCGGCACGACCTTGACCGCAGTATTTGTGCTGCATGCCGATGAATACAGTGGGGAGCGCGTGATCGAGTGGAACGGGAACCGCTACAGCGTCCAACGGGCTTATGAAACCGGCAGCACGGTCGAGCTGACCGTCAGTGACCTGCCCCAGACAAAAGGAGACCCGCCGTGAGGATGGACCTTGTGTGGAGCGATGAAGTCACGGAGCAGCTGACAAAGCTCGCCGATTTAGACTCCATTGCGCCCGAAATGTTGAAAAGCGCAGCCCCCATTGCGGTGGATGCGCTGAAACAGCAGGTTGGAAAACACAAAAGCAGCCGCGCTAATAAGCATCTGTCTGACAGTGTCCGCGCCGGGAAACCTAAAAAGCGTAAAAGAGGCGGCTACGGGTTGGATGTGAGCTTTAGCGGCTACGATAGTGGGCACGGATCCAGCCCCAACTACCCAAACAAGGTTGCACAGATGCAGAAAGCTGTGGCCTTAGAGTACGGCACCGCCAAAGAGCCTGCGCAGCCGTTTTTAAACAGCGCCGCAAACAGCTGCGAGGATGCTGTTAGCACTGTGATGCAGGATGTTTTGCGGCAGAGAGGTAAGCTATGACCATGATTGATGCAGCCTTGGCCGCACTGGAAACCGTGTGCAGCAATGTCTCATTTGTTAAAAATGAGGAGGATCCGCTGCCGGACAGCTATGTGGTGCTGAGCGTCTTGGACGATGCGCCGGAAATATACGCCGGAGATCTGGATGAGCAGCAACACTTGCAGGTGCGCGCGGCTTGGTATACGAGAGATCTGCCGCAGCCCTGCGCCAGAAAAATGCGCTGTGCTTTCAGAGATGCCGGGTTCATCATCGGCTCGACCGAGTACGGCTACGATAACGACACAAAACACTTTGTTGCATACGTTGAGGCAGAAGCCGATGATGGATGCGACTGGAATGAAAGAGAGGCACAATAATGGCTTATATCGGACTTCCCTACTATGGCTATTGCCCTATTACTGTGGTGACCAGCGCGGATGGGTCTGAGACGGAAACCCTCGGCGATGGCAAGATCACGCGCGCTGTTGTGAGCTACGCCGGCGAAAACGACAGCGACAGCAGCGAGCTGTGGGCCGGCGACCGCCGCGAGCAGCGCGATGCAGGCGCACCCAGCGCGAAGCTGAGCATTGATCGCAGCTATCTGAGTCTGGCAGATGAGGCGGAACTGTGCGGTCACCACTATGATGAGAGCACAAAGACGCTTGAGCGCAAAGAGGGTGATACGCCTGCCCTTGTGCGCGTTGCCGCGCTTGGCAAGCTGAAAAAGCCTGACCGAAAGCTTGCGTATCGCCTGGTGGGCTATTACCGCGCGAGCTTTGACCCCGTGGACGATAACCTCAGCACTGCCTCCAAGAGCACAAGTTACAGCACGACCAAGCTGGTAGGATCTGCGGAGTGCAACAGTGAAGGAAATTTTGTGAAAAAGCAGGAGTTTGATGGATACGAAGAGGCTCTGGCTGCACTGAAAGCATTCTTGAGCATCAAGGGGTGAGGTTATGGCGGAAATTACGTTGCGAGGCCGCAAGTATCCGGCACTGTTCGACCTGCAGAATGTTAAGGAGCTTCAGGAGCACTACTCTGACTTGAGCACCATCGTGGCAAAGCTGAACGACCCGGAGGAGGCGGCATATATCATTTGGTTGCTGATCCGCGAGGGCGTTGAGCTTGACAACGAAGAGCATCACCGAGATAACGAGGCTCCGAGCCTTGGGGTTGTCAAAAAACTCATTTCGTTCTCCGATCTGCAAGGCGGTTTGACCGCAAGCGTTGAAGAGGCCTTTATGGAGTTTTACGGAAAAAACGGGTCAGGCCGTCAGGCGCTGCAGGCGATGAAGACGATGCTGAGCGAATCTGGGTTGACGATGTCCCCGAGCGGCACTTTGACGGCGACAAAATAATCAATTTTGCCAGATTGCAGTATATAGCAGTCGGGCTGCTTGGGTATACGCGGCGAGAGACGCGATTTTTGAGTCTCAACGAGTTGCTTGAGCAATTTACAGAATACTGTGCCATGAATGGTATTGAACTGCCACAGGAAAGGGGGCTTGCAGATGGCGATGCCTAAAGCAGGTGTCAGCCTGGTCGTGGAAAATGACCAGCAATTCAAGGCGGCACTGAGCGAAGTAAACGCGGGCTTGAAGGTAAATAAGCAGCAGATGCAGCTTGTGACCGAACAGACCCGCGAAATGGACGACCGGCAGGCCGCCTTAAAGCAGCGGTACGAGGCCGCACAGCAGACTTTGCAGAGCTACCGGGATAAAGTGCAGGTGCTGCAGCAGGCCTACGAAAACAGCGCTCGGCGTGAGGGTGAGTCCAGTAAAACGACCATGCAGTGGCGAGCAAGCCTGATCAGCGCCCAGACAGAGGTTGCCAAGCAGGAAAGCCTGCTGCGGGACCTGAGCAGCGAGCAGGAAACGGCCAGAAAGACCACCGCCAGCCTGGCGGATGTGGTCAATGGGCTGGCCAACACGCTCGGCATTTCGCTGCCGCCCGGCTTGCAGACTGCGGTTGACAAGCTGGACGGCTTCTCGGCCAGCGGTGCAGCTGCGGTGACCGTGGTCGGCGGCCTGGCGGGAGCGCTGGCAAGCTCCACGATGGACATGAGCAAGACAGCAGATGATCTGCTGACGCTGTCTACGCAGACGAGCCTGACCACAGACCAGCTGCAGGAGTTTGAGTACGCCAGTGAGCTTGTGGATGTCAGCACGGACACGCTGCGCGGCAGTCTGGTGAAGCTGACCAACAATATGCAGACGGCGGCTACCGGGACAGGCTCTGCAGCCGAGGCGTTTAAAAAACTGCATGTAAAAGTGTCGGACAGCAGCGGAAAGCTCAAGGACAACTATGAGGTGTTTTTGAAAACCATTGACGCCTTGGGCAAGATGAAAAACGAGACCGAGCGCGATGCGCTGGCGATGGATATCTTTGGCAGGTCGGCAACGGACCTGAACCCGCTGATCGAGGCCGGCAGCGGCAGACTGAAAGAGCTTGCGGAGCAGGCACACGAGGTTGGCTACGTTGTCGATAATGAAACGCTGCAGAGCTTTGGTGAGCTGGATGATGCGATGCAGAAGCTGGACAAGCAGGGCGACGCCGTGAAGCGCAGCTTTGCCGAGGCGCTGCTGCCCATCATTACAGCGTTTGCTGAGGCCCTGAGCGCTATCCCAACGCCGGTGCTGACGGCAGTAATCTCTATTACCAGCATCGCCACAGTAGTGCTGCTTGTGGTGAAGGCTATTAAAGACTTACAGGGACCGGTTGGAACCGTGAAAAGCATGATCGGCGGCGTTATGAGCTTTATGGATCCGCTGTATATAAAAATCATGCTGATCGTTGCCGGCATTACCGCGCTGGTAGCTGTGGTCGCTGTCCTGATCGGCAAAGGAAACGAAATCAACAGCGCCATGAGCGGTATATCCTCGGCTACAACGGGGACGATGCGCGCAGCCAACAGCAAGGTGCCGCAGTATGCCACCGGTACACGCAACGCGCGCGGCGGACTGGCTGTTGTGGGTGAGAACGGGCCGGAGCTGGTTGCATTGCGCGGCGGAGAACGCATCTACAACAGCAGCCAGACACGCGGCATGCTGGGCAGCTATGCTATCAATATCGGGAGCATCACCATTGATGCCAAGAATGTTAAAGAGTTCAACGATATTGTAAGTATCGCCAAAAATGAAGCCATGAGCATGAGACAGGGGGCATTGACATGAAATCGCACAGCTGGAGCACAAGAAGCTATAAGGCTGGCAGCACAAACCCTTTGGCTAACTATCAGGCGTATCATTGCTCGTGGTTGTTCAATACCGGGATGGGGAGTACAAACCGCTATATAGGCGGCATGCAGGTCCGCATCCCTGCCTATGGTGATGCCAACCGTAAGGTTAAACTTATAGGATATGCGCTTGGAAACAGTGCAGGCACAACCTATTATTCAGACACGAGCAGCGTGTGCGAGCAAAGCAATTTCCCACACGGAGATTGTTGGTTTGCATTCGATTCTTTTAGCCAGACGCGGAAAAAGAATGTTTTGGCCTACGGTGTTTTTGTAAAGGCGGAAAATGGTTACAACAACATCGGATCCAGCCGCAGTGACGCATATATAAATTGCGTCAGTTATCAAGGTGTTGTTACACCAACAGGCCAGACGCTAACCAGCGGCACCGTCGCACGGTACACAAAGTATCGACTGCAGTGGACTACAGACGCCGAGGATGATTTTGAGCGCAGGAACTCGACCTGCAAGATCATCATCACCGATCAGGACGGCGGAAACAGCCAGACCTATACACTTAGCAATGGTGCGACATCCTTCGACCTGGATACTACCTTATGGTCAAGCGGCAGCGGTATTCGATGGCGCGTGCAGGTGGGGGCATACGGATCCGGAACGGTCACAGAGAGCGCCACCTATTCCCTGTCGCTGGCAGACCCGACCGCCAAGGTGGACGACCTGCGCCCCACCAGCAAGACATACTACGGCTTTGACGCAGTATTCAGCTGGGCGTTCACCGGCAGCATTGCCAGCGGCGCGATCAGCGGTGCATTGCAGCAGGGATCCGCTGTTTTGCAGTACCGGACTGACAACATGGCTGACCCGGCAGATTTTGCAAGCGTCAGCGATGGCACAACCCATGTGAGTGTGAATTGCGGCACATTGCCCATAGGGAGCTACCAATGGCGCGTTGTCGCAAAGAGCAGCGTTGGAACCACACACACTTCAAGCTGGGTGCAATGCACCAATGTTGAGGTGCCCGTCTCTGTAAAGGGAACAACGCCTGCGGCGGGTGCGTCCGCGCCCAGAGCAGTTGCAAACCGCTTTAGCTGGGTGTTCAGCGTTGACAGCGATGACAGGCCCGGAGATGTGACGCAGCAGAGCGCAACACTGCACTTTAAGGCGAACAATGAGAGCGACTGGCATGAGGTCGCTGTGGCCGGTTCGCAGCAGTATGCAGATGTGCCCGCAAACACCTTTGCCGAAGGCGCTACAACACTGGACTGGTATGTTGTAGCGATTGCGAATACAGGCACAAAGGTAACCAGCGACACGATCAGCGTGTCCACGCTGGACACGCTCAGCACGCCTGTGGCGGTGAGCCCCGCGGGCGAGTACATGGATGATGCTGTGCAGGGCATCACATTTGTGTGGCAGCATGCCAATGTCACCGGCACGGCGCAGACGGGCTGGGAACTGAGTTATTCGGCGGATAGCGGTGCGTCCTACACAGTGCTGGCTAGTGCGGATAATGCGGACAATAGCTATCAAGCGGCCGCAGGCACATTTAGCAGCGGCGTTATCTACTGGCGCGTGCGCACGAAAAATACGGACGGAGCGTTCGGCAGCTATTCCGGCGCGGCAATCTTCGCAATACGGCGAGCACCTAAGGCCCCTGTCATCTCCTACTATGACAACAAGCCGCTGGCAAAAATGCGGTGGCAGGCCAAAGAGCAGGACGGTTATGAAGTTGCGGTGGACGGCATCAGCCTGGGTGTACGATACGGAACCGGGAAGGAGTGGCAGTCTGACGAAGTGCTGGCAGACGGGACGCACATACTTTCTGTGAGGATTTATAACTCGTATGGAGATGTATCCCCGTGGGCAGACTGCGAGGTTAAAGTCAAGAACCAGCCCGGCAGTGCCGTAAACTGCCAGGCTGAAAGCCATTGGGGCGAAGTGCAGCTGCGCTGGGATGGCGGCACAGGTTACATCCTGCGCGATGGAGCGCTGATAGCCAAAGGTGAAGATGGGCAGTACATGGACCGAACCAGTGCACAGGAACACAAGTATATTGTGCGCGTATTTGGCGAGGATGGCTACTACACGGACAGCGCACCTGTCAGGGCTGCGCCTAGTGTGCCCTATGCCGCCATCGGCCTGTTGAACGGCAATGAGTGGTTGGCTTTGAAGTATGCGACCAGCTACCAGAATTACACAAAAAGCACAAGTCTGGGCGGCACATACCAGCAATACTGGGGCAAAAAGCTCCCCGTTTGGCACGATGCCGGCAATCAGGTAGTTACGCACACCATCGCGTATGCACTCAAAACAACGGATGAACTTGAGAAACTTCGCGGACTCGCCGGCAAGGTGGTCGTATACAAGGATCACGCGGGGCATTTGGCAATCGGCGTCTTTAAAGATCTGCAGGAGAACCGTGACCACGGCTGCACGCCTTTGAGCCTTAGCATTACCGAGACGCAGCAGGAGGCTGTGAAGTATGATCCGATATGAGTTCATTGCCATGCGCAGCGGCGCACCTTACCGGGTGCTGCAGGTGCCCGCGGACTGTACCCCGCAGATCCGCTTTACCGGCAGCGCTGAGGTGAAGAGCACGGTAACTCTGACCGCGGAGCTGGACGCGGATATAAACTGGCTGACAGATATGCTGAGCGTGGTCCGTGTAGACAACACAAACCGAACGCCGTTGGGGCTGTTTAACATTACGACATGTCCCGAGAGTGTTGACGAGTACGGGCACAAGACGCAGGAGCTGACCGGATACGATCAGGGGTATGCGCTGCGCAACCTGAGCGTGTTGGAGCGCACGCTTATGATCCACGCCGGTACGCGTTACACTACGGCGATAAGAGAGCAGCTATTGGCTGCGGGCATCAATGTGGTAAGCATTATCGACACGGACGAGGTTCTGATGACGGACCATGAATGGGAAATCGGTACAACGCGGTACGCCGTTGTTGCGGCGCTGCTGGCAGAGATCAACTACCGAGACATCTACTTTGATGGAAACGGTGTGGCTGTGGCCGAACCATGGGAGCCTGCCTCTATCAATAATCGAACGCACCGGTACGGGCCGGACGAATCGACATTGCTGCGCATACCGATGAGCATTGAAGCGGACACATTTGACGCTGCCAATGTATTTGTAGATATCGTTAGCAGCGCCGATCTGGGCCAAGAGCTTCGAGCTGTGGCGGAAAATGTCAACCCCACCAGTCCGCTGAGTATAATGCGCCGCGGGCGCAGGATCGTAAGCGTCGAGACTGTGGAGGGAATCGCCTCGCAGGAAGCGCTTGAAACGCATGCGAAAAACAGAATGCTGCTGAGTATGATGGGCGCTGCAAACTATTCGTTTACTTCCTGCGGCGATGCAGAACAGCCGCACCGGCTGAACGACAGCATTTTAATGATGCGTGACGGGATCGGCCTGCTGGAAGAACAGGAGTGGACGCTCGACTGTGTCCCGGGCGGTCAGATGACGCATACGGCAAAGAAGGTGTTTTACAGCATTGATTGAGAATTACCAACAGCGCAAAGCGCTTGAGACGACAACTAAAAGTGGGAACATTGCCACAGTGAGCGCCGTATACAGCGATGGGATCGCGCTGATCTTGCCCGGTGATACGACTCCGGCGGAAAAACATTATCCCTACAATGCCGCAGTGACATTCTCTGCCGGTCAACGCGTCCATATTGCGAGAGAGTCCGGCACAATCATTGTGGAGTATCCCATTGGCGGAAACGGCAGCTAAGAGGAGGTGGCCATCATAAAAACCATTGTACTGATGAACTATGACGTGGTCGTAGAGGGGAACTTTTCGATCACGCCTTGCATTGAGCTGGGGACCAAGGACAGCTACGGAACGGAAAAGGTCCGCGTCATCTTCGGAGAGGGGTGGAACGGCCTTGAGGCTTTGGCCGTGTTCCATGCACCCGGCGGGTCGGCGACAAAAAAGACAGTCGGAGCGGACGGGATCTTAGAAGTGCCGCCTGAGGCCACGGCCGACAACGCAGGCCGCGGCAAGATCGTATTTCTGGGCCTCGCAGATGGGCTGCAGCGCATTACTGTAGATCTCCCCTACTCCATCCGGGATCACTCTGGCATTGACGGAGACAACCCCGGCACACCTACGCCGGATGTGGTGCAGCAGATCTTGGAGAACTCCAACAACGCGGTACGGGTGGCGCAGGCCGCCAAGGATGCCGCGGAAAACGCGCA